CCGCCAATCGGCTCTGCTCCGATGAAAGAAGTTCCNATGGCTGTGGTGCTCGTATAATCCACATAGTCACCCGACCCGAGGATTGTTCCGATGAGTTGGTAGTCTCCGCTGTCTGTTGAAATGAAGACCGAGATAGATTGGTCTGGGGCGATAAGTCCACGGAAGCGGTACCTTTTCGTTCGCTTGAGCACGTCTGAGCCGTACTTGTTGCCACTACTTATCCACTCGTTTTGGATAACAAGCCCCATGTCGTCAAACCCTGTGAACATCTCGTAGCTCGTCTGTGACACCGTGTCGCCCATGTAGAGAAACCCTCCCGCAAGGGTAAAGGAGTTGCCTCCATACGCCACTTTATCCACAGTGTTGTCCATCATGTCGCACAATAAAAGTCTGTCGTTTGTCGGTCCGTTTTCGATGCACGAAACCACCACGTACTTATCCCAGTTCTCGAGAACAACAGCACGGTAGGAGTAGTCATTAAAATCATAGTGAGCAAAGAGAGGTGTGGTAACAAAGTTATCTCCAACAGGGTTGCGTGTGAGGATGTTCATCATCGGTCGTGTTGGATTTCCTGTGTTCATGAACACAACACCAACAGAGGTTCCGACAGCTGAGCCGAGAGTTTCTACGCCGATATTCGTGCGAATCAACTCGTTCTTGGGGTTCGTGTCTGCTGCGTCTGGTGTGAACTGATAGACCGAAGTTGCTTTGAATGAAAAATACGCACCATCGTGAGGGATGACCACTTTGATACCGTCGCCACCTTGGTCTTGGCGCACTGAAAATCCCTCACCCGCGAGGCGAGTTGCTGACTTTGAGAAGTCCGTCACACCCTGTGCGCTTGAGTCTTCCCACTGGTAGCCAGCGGTGAGAGCTTGTGTGTTTACCGGTGCGGTATTAAACGTGACCGAAATAGCTCCGCTTGTGTAGTTGATAGTACCAACACCACCAGCGGAACCTGTGAGTGTGCCGTCGTAGTTATCCGTAAAGGTCTCGGTACCGTCAGTAACCGTTATACCAAAGCAGGTGCGTCGCGCGCCTCCCGCCTTAAAGACGAGCGTGTCCGCAAAGGTGACCTCAGTACCATCGCCAGTACCCACGTTCTCCGCAGCAACAGCCGTGTACACGTCTGAGTCCTGTCCGTCAACGTATGACCCGTAGAGACCCGTCTTGTCTTGTACCCGCCCCCACAAAATCATGCGCCCCTTATCAATAAAGGTGTGACCCTTGAAGTTTTTAGTCGAGAGATACACGTCGGAGTAAGAGCCAGGGTTTGCGGTCACAATCTTATACAAGCCGTCTGTCGGACCTGTCACATATACAAAGTTCCCCGCAAGAGAGGCGTAGTTACTAAAAGTCACCTGCTCGATGCTGAGTCCTGTGATTACGTCGGTCCACGTCGCGCCTGCTAGGTACTGCACCTTTCCGACTGTGCCGTTGGAGACCTTGCGGAATCTTACCGCTGTGCCGTCTACTTTGAACCCCGTGTGTTCCGCAAGAATAGCACCGGCAACACCCACGGCTCCCTGTGCTTGGCGACCGTACATAAGCTCAATCTTTCCGTCGCGCGTAAGCCAGCCTATCGACTTGCTTGCTGCGTCGCTCGGGATGAGCTCATCATCCATTAGGTTGTGAGTGCCTTTCGTGAATGCTTGAACTGTGCTTTTGCTTACTGCCATATTACTGCTGGACTAGACGTGCGTTCCACATAACCATCTGTTGAATAATTCTCGCTGCCTCTGCTTGGTTCTCCCGTGCGTAGCTCTTGGCTTTGTCTGAGTTCTGTAGCATAAAATCGTCAGCTACCATAAGGTGATAAATTGCGTCGTGGAACTCGCGTGGGAACCATGGGCTTTCAGCCAGCGCGAGGATTGGCATACTTGCTTGGTAGTCATATTCTACTGCCTCCGCGACTGATGGTTGCTTGGCAAAAACAATCTGACTATTCGCAAAGTCAACATAGGCGATACCGTCTTGGTTGCGGTACTGACGTCGGTCGCCCCACGAAACAACCGAATAGGGTTTGAGGTTCGTTCCGCGCAACACCACAGGTCGACTTGCTGGGTACGAGCTGTCGGTGTAATTAGCATTGGCTACAAGAGAAAGAAAATCAGAAGCGAGAGAAACGTAAGGCAGAGAAGTTGAGGTTGTTGCTGAACCCTCTTTCTTCGTACCCTCCCACAGACGACTCACGTTTATCGTGTTGTACATCTTATCGAATAGGTCGGAGAACTCCGCGCTTGAGAGCTCTGAGGCGTCGTCAAGGTAAAGTTCTGCCTTAGTAATTATTTCTGATTTAAGCATCGTGTGGTTATTTATTTAGCGCACTCATCCCAGCCCGAAGGCTGAGTGAAAGAACTAAACGGCCAAGTGAACAGCAAGGAATTTACGGCTACCGTCGTCAAAGGTCTTGAGACCCGCGAGGTAGTGAGTAAATACGTTGGTTCCACGTCGGTCGTCAGTAACACGCATATCAACCTCTCTCATGTCCTGTACCACAAGGTCAATAGCTCCTTTCTTACCGTAGTAAGCGTTGAGTTTGTTTGTGAGAGTACCTGAAAGAGTGTCTGAGTAGATAATGCGTCCTGCTGCTGTAATCGTAAGCGTGTCAGTTGCGTCAACGTATGTTGCAACAACTTGTGCGTTACGAAGAGTAGCTCGGTTTGCAGCTGATACTTCAAAGTATCCAGTAGCTGTGTCTTTTCCTGTTGCTGCTCCGTTAATCATGTTCGCAACAATAGCTCCTTGAGCGTCTACGCCACCAGCAATGTCGAACTCTCCTGCTACTGCAGGGATTGCTTTCGCTGTGAAGGTTACACCGAATAGTGTAAGCACTTCGTCAGCTGTAGCAACGTCAACAACGAGGTCAGCCTGACCTTGTAGGTTTTCAGAAACATAAAGCACAGCGTTGCGAACAACACCTGCATATCCGTTCTTGAATACTGAACCTGCAATGTCAATGTCTTTTCCAAGAAGGTACTGTTCGATATCTGCTGCTGCGTATGAGTCAACAACAAGTGCCATATTAGCGGACACTTCTTGGTTTTCTGCATATCGCAACTTCGCAGGCATTCGAGTTACCATCTGTGGAACAGTGGTTGAGTTTAGTGTGATAGGTGTGCCGTTAGACGCCATTGTCGTAAGGTCACCAGTATCAAACGTGTTAGCTGCATTTGAAACTTCTGAGAAACACTTGTAGTCAAGGTCTTGAGCTACAAGGTGCGCAATCTTACCACCGATAACCTCTCCTGGGTTGAGGGGTCCTGCTTGTGTTGCTTCACCATCGCTGATGTGGAACACCGCTTCTCGTTCTAGGTTGATAGTAAGAAGTTCCGAAGTATCTGAAATTGTGTCGATAGTAGAAGCTGAGCCTCGTACTACGTCACGAACTTGAACCTCAGAGATGTCAAACTTGACACGCTCTACTGATTCACCGAAGCGAAGACGTGCTTCGAATCGGGTGTTCATTATATCCCGAGCGACAAGCGTTTTCTGGAATAGCTCCTGATACGCATTATCGAACTCTGGTCGAAAATCTGTGAGTGAAATTTTAGTTTCCTTGAGCTGCCACTAGGTGAGCATAGCGCTCAGCAAAGCTTGACTCTTTCCATAATGTCTTCAGGTGACACGGACGGCAAAGGGTTATACCGTTTTTTTTAAGGAATAATTTAGATTCATCCATCCTGAATGGGATTATGTGATGAGCCTCTATGTAGACACCATCAACACCGCACTCTTGGCAGGTGTAATCATCTCTCTCAAAAATTGATTTTCTCCACTCTTTCCACTCGCGTGAATTTCGGAGCAATCTTTTTTTAGAAGTGATACCGCCTTTCCAATTCCAGTGTCGAGAACCCTTATGGGCTTCACTTAATTTAAGTTTGGTGTCTTCAGAAACCATTTGCCCTAAATGAGACAGTCTCATCTTTTGCTTTGAATCTTCAGAAAACTTATAACCCAACAAAGGATGCCCATCGCGTTCGAACCTCCTTTTGTTTGCGTCACTTATTTTCTGCTTACTCTCCGCGCTGTGAGTTTTGCCCGTCCAGTTGAGATGTGATACATCCCTACCTTCTGCGGCGAGTCTCATTTTGGCCTTTGTTTCTTCAGAGTGTTTATACCCATCACGGCCATTTCCTTTTCCACGTTTTGAAAAACGAATCTTTGCCCTTGTTTCCTCTGACATTGTTTCGCCTTTTTTCATGGTTGGAAATCTTAACCCCGTTGCGGCCTACAGAGGAATACGGTCAGTCAAGTTTTCGTTGTACTGTCGTCGTAACTCTGGGTCGGCAAGGACTTCTCGTCGGTAGACTCCGTCCGTGCGAGCACGGTCAATGTCTACCTTGGAATCCTTGGCACCTCCACGCGGTGTGGTGGTTTCAATGGTCCGTCGACCACTGATGGCGTTGCCATACGCCTCTTCGAGTAGCTGGCGATACGTCTTGTTTGCGTTCGCGGGGTTAAACGCCATCTGGCGGATAACTTCCTTGTTCACAACTTCGGTATATTCAGGCACGTTTTCGAGCGCTGTAGCAAAATGCTTATCAAACACTGCGTTTCTTTGTGCCTTTAGCTGGCTGGACTCGAACTTTTCAAGCTTGTCTGCAAGTGCCTTTACATCTGGTCGGTCGTCCACCTCGTCGTTGTCAACATCAGGGTCAGCTTCATATTCAGACTTGAGGCTATCGAGCTCTTTCTGGAGCTCTTTGCGCTTACGCTTCTCCTCGATGAATTTTTGAAGTGGCACTGAGTCGGGTTTCTTCGGGGCTTCTTCTGTTTTCTCCTCCTCGTGTAGTTCGGCTACCGTCGGCTCTGCTGGTGCCTCGGGTTCTTGCGTGTCAGTTGCAGTTGACTCTGGAGCCTCTTTAACCTCGGGCTCGGTAGTAGTTTCTTTTTCTNTCATATAAATGCCTATTTTTTGCCTAGTTAGTCTAGTGAGTAATTAACCGCACTCAACGTACCTGTATTAT